ATTGGGAGATCATGGGCGAGGCGTTCTTCATCATCGACCGCGGGCCGCGCGACGGCTCGTGGGTGAAGAGTTCGTTCCTCGGCACGTCGCTACCGATGGCGCTCTGGCCGATCCCGCCGACGTGGATCTCGCGCACGCCCACGCCCGACGATCCGACGTTTGACCTTGAGTTCGGCTCGCTGCGGCTGAAGCAGATTCCGATCACCGAGATCCTGTGGCACAAGAACGCCAACATCGTCAACCCGTACGCGCGCGGGATGGGCGACGTGCAGTCGCTCAACGACGAGTTCGACGCCGACGAGAACGCGGCGCGGCTGATCTCTTGGAGCTTCTACAATCGCGGCCGGCCCGACCTACTGATCGGCCTCCCCAACTCTGACCAGACGCAGCTGGACCGATTCAAGAACGACTGGAACGCGAACCTCGTCGGCGTGTCGAACGCGATGAAGACTCACTTCGTCAACGTCGAGCCGAAGGCCGTGCAGATGGGGTACGACTTCCAGCACTTGCAGGTGCTCGAACTTCGCGAGTACCTGCGCGACATGGTGCGGCAGGTCCAGGGGATTCCTCCCGAGATCCTCGGCATCCTCGATCAGTCGAACCGCGCGACGATCGACGCGGCCGACTACCTCTACAACAAGAACGTGATCGTGCCGAAGGCCGAACTCTGGCGCGAGTTCTTCCAGCGCACGCTCGTCCCGGAGTACGACCCGCGCGCCCACCTCGACTACGTGTCGCCGATTCAGGAGGACAAGAACTTCACGCTCACGGCGGCGACGGCGATGCCGGGCTCGGTGAAGGTCAAGGACTGGCGCCGCGTCGCTGGCCTGCCGCCCGTGAGTCCGGAGGAGGGCGAGCTTTACTTGGTGCCTGCAGGCATGTCGGCAGTGCGCTCGCTGACCGAGCTTGCCAGCATGGCGGCCTCGCCCGCACAGGGCCTGATGAATGGTCTAGCGGCGCTGTTCGGCGGTGGGATCAACGTGCCGGGCGCGTCGAAGCTCAGCCTCAACATCCCCGGCGTCGGTGGCGGTAATCAGCCGACGCTGCCGCCCGGCCGACCGGGCACAACGCTTCCTGCACCCGCCGGCAATCAGCAGCGGCGCTCACTGGTGTCGCGCAAGCTGACGCCTGACGAGGCGATGGCTATCGCGCGATGGGCGAAGGTGTCGGGCTACTCGCTCGACATGGCGGCCGTCAACAAGGACGCGCCGATCCCGGTGTGCGAGGACAAGCAAACGGAGTACCTGCGTCGCACGCTCGCGCATCTGCGCGGGCAGCCGACGTCGGGATGGGACGCGGCCTTCGGTACGTGGGCCGATCGAGACGACGCGATGCTCGACATGATGCTCGGGGTGAAAGAGTTCAGTGCCTAACAGCCGGCGCGCGTCGGCAATTTGGGCGCGTCACATGCGCCTATACAACGCGCCCCTTGAGAAGCTGTTCGCCGAGAAGTACCGCTCGCTGATGAAGGCGATGCGCAAGGACAGCACGCGCGAGCCAGGAGCGAAGCCGTTCGACCGCAAGGAGTGGCGCGCGCGCGTCGTGCGCGACATGGAGCCGTTCTACCGCGTCGCGCTTCAAGCTGGCGGGCACAGCATGCTCGTCCTCTCGCCGACCGTGCGCCGCGAGGTCGAAAGCCGCGCAGGGCTCGCGGCCGAGTTGAAGGCGCGCGCCCCGTTCGCCGTGCGCATGAGCCGCACGCTGGCCGAGCGCCTCGCCGATACCGTCGACACGACCTACAACGCCGTCGAGCAGGTGCTACGCGAAGCGGTCGAGGACAAGCTCGACGCGGCCGAGATCGTCGACCTGATCTCACAGGAGTGGGCCGACGTGCTCGGACCGCGCACCGAGACGATCGCGATCACAGAGACGCAGGTCGGGTTGCAGAGCGCGCGCGAGTACGTCGCTCATCAGGTGATCGAGACGTGGCTGTGGGTGACGGCGCTCGACGAACGCGTGCGCCCGAACCACGTGATCTACGGCGAGGCCGACGCGAAGCCCGTGGGCTTCAATTGGGCATCCCTGGCTGGCGAAAGCTACGTGCTGCGCTACCCGGCCGACCCGGAGTGCGAGGAAGCTGGCGAGATCGTCAACTGCCGCTGCATCACGATCCCCGACGGCGACGTCGAGATCGCTGCGGACGAGGTCGACGGCTTCCTAGAAGAGTTCGGACTCGACCCAGGTGACCTGATGGCGGGAGAGGACGCGACACCGGAGTTCATCCAGTAAGCCCTATGCTGCCGCGAAACTATTGACTTAGCGGGGACCCGCGTGGCCTAATCCCGCGAGGAGCAGCGTGATGAAGGTTGTCAAGGACGCATCGCTGGAGACGACGGTCAAAGACGACGCTGCTCGACGCATCGCCTTCGTTCTCTCGACCGAAGCCGTCGATCGCGACGGGGACACGATCTCGCCGAAGGGTTGGGACCTCGCGCCGTACCGCAAGAATCCCATCATCCTCTGGCATCACGACACGTCGATCCTCCCGATCGCCAAGAGCGAGGAGATCGACGTCGTGGACGGCAAGCTCAAGGCCGTCGCTGTGTTCCCGAAGAAGGGCGTGCACGCGTTCGCGGACACGGTCTACGAACTCGTGAAGGGCGGTTTCGTCAACGCTGCCTCCGTGGGCTTCAACGGCATCGACCGCGAGCCGCGCGAGGGCAAGGGCTACCACTACAAGAAGCAAGAACTGTACGAGTGGAGCATCCTCCCCGTGCCGTCGCATCGCGAGGCGCTGCGCGAAGCCGAGAAGTCCGGGATCGACCTTGGTCCCGTTCGCAAGTGGGCAAACGACTTCCTGACCTCGCACAGCGACGATGTGGTCACGAAGGCGTGGGCCGAGGCTGTCCCGGCCGTGCTCCCGCACTCGGGGGCGACCACGGGCTCGGGGGACCACGCCACGGCCGGGGCGGCTGGCCTCGTGGGCAAGTACATCCGCGAGCACGAAGGCAAGCAGTGCGTGTTCTCGCGCGACGGCAAGAAGCTCGGTTGCCACGATACGATCGAAGAAGCGCAAGCTCACCTCGCAGCGATCGAAGCCAACAAGCGCAGCCCCGAGCAGGTGCAGGCGTTGGTCAAGGGCTGGCTGTCGACACAGCCGGTCATCACGCCAGAGATGCTGGAGGCAGCGTGCCCGAAGTGCGCGGCAGCGCTGCGCTCGAAGGGCATCAAGAGCTTCCTGCTGAAGCCGGGCTACTCGCTCGTCGACTTTCTCAAGGGCTTCTTCGCCGAGGTGCCGGCCGAGTTCGCGGACGTGTTCGGCGACGCCAAGCACTTCGACATGAAGTGCAACGCATCGCCGCTCGGCGACGTGCTCGACGACGTGTCGGCGTTCTGCGCCGACCTCAAGGGCTACGTGCACCCGGAGTTCCGCATCGACCTCAAGGGCGGCCTGTCAGCGAGGGAGCAGGCCGAGCTCTACGGCCCGGGCGGGCGCAAGGTCACGGGCGTCGTGAGCATCGGCGAAGTCCTCGACGCCTACAAGAAGGAGAACGACAAGAACTCCGACATGTGGCTATTGCAGGACGCGCTCCAGATCGCGCTGGCGTCGATCGAGCGCTTCGCCAAGGACGGCGAGAAGCGTGAGCTTCGCACGCAGGCCGCGAGCGACTTCGCGTCACGCTTCGAGGCGGCGAAGTCGGCCGACTCGTGGACGACGTTCGCGGACGAAGTGTTCGGCACGAAGGCCGGCGATCCGCCCCAGCAGCCGCCACCGCAACAGGGCGCACAGCAGCAGCCGCCCCCGCAGCAAGGCCAGCAGGACGCCGGCTCTGGCAACCCGGCGATCGACGCCGCCTACAAGAAGCTGTGGGACGACGTGAAGGCGGCGATCCAGCAGCAGGATCCGCAGCAGAAGGCGAACGCGCTGAAGCAGGCTCTCGAAGCCTTCGCGCAGGTCGTCATGGAAGGAGGCCAGCCGCAGCAACAGCAGCCGCAACAGCAGCAGCCTCTTCAGCAGGGCCAGCCGCAGGGGCCGCCGCAGCGGATGGGCGTTTCGGAACTACTCGAAAAGGTCGGCCGCGTGCTGAGCGGAAAGAACGAGGCGCGGCTCCGCGCTGCACTCGCTTCGCTCGGCGAGATCATCACGTCGCTGCCGCAGGCGCCTGAAGAGGTCGCGTTCGTCGACGGCGACAGCACGACCCCGGATCGCAACGGTGGCGACGGCAACGGCAAGGGCATGACGGACGAGGACTGGCAGGCGCTCGGCAGCGCGTATCGCATCGACAAGCCGCCGAAGAAGCCGAAGGAGGACGACGACGAGAACCCCGACGAGGACGAGATGGACAAGCTGCTGCGCGCCGAACTGAACACGACGAAGGCCGACCTGAAGGACGGCATCCGTGCGGCGGTGCGCGATGGCATGACGCAGGCGAGAACGGCAGCGTTCGACGGCCGTCTGCCCGACTGAGGGAGGCGAAGAGGCTAGATTATGGAACTCACGACCAAGCAGAAGCTGGAGGACTTCATCAAGGAGACCGCCAAGGGCTCCGTGATGGAGGCCTTCTCCGAGTTCCGCACGGAGCAGGAGAAGAAGGCGCAAGAGGAGCGCAAGGCCTTCGAACTGACGCTCGCTGGCGCACGTGCCGACAAGGGCGTGAGCGACGACCCGAAGCACAAGGGCCTGATGGCGGCTCAGATCGCGCGTGCCTGGGGAGCGGCGCGTGGCGACATCACTCGCGCGGCGAAGATCGCCGTCGAGTGGAAGATGCCGGAAGCCGTCATCAAGGCGCTCACCACCGCGCCGAACAGCGCGGGCGGCTTCACCATCCCGCCGGGCTACAGCAACGACCTGATCGAGTTGCTGTACAACCGGGTTGCCGTTCGGGCGATGGGCGCGCGGACGATGCCCATGCCGAACGGCTCACTCACGATCCCCCGGCTGGTCACGGGGATCACCGCGACGTACATCGGGGAGAACCTGCCCGACACCGCGCAGCAGCCTTCCTTCGGCGTCATCACGGCGACGTGGAAGAAGCTGCGTGCCACGGTGCCGATCTCGAACGACCTGCTCCTCTTCTCCGACCCGAAGACCGACACCATCGTCCGCGACGACATGGTGGCGAGCTTCGCCGGGGCCGAGGACCGCGAGTTCCTGTTCGGCGTCGGAACGCCGGTCAGCCCCAAGGGCCTGTACAACTGGATCCCGGCGGCGAACAAGTTCGCAGCGGGCTCGGCTGACGGGTCCGACCTGACGCTGGTCATCGCGGACCTCTTCAAGCTGCCGCGCCGGCTGGAGGAAGGGAACATCCCCTTCATCAAGCCGGGGTGGATCTTCGCGCCGCGCACGAAGTACTTCCTCATGCAGGTGCGCGACTCGGTGGGGAACTTCTATTTCCTCGACGAGATGCGGCGCGGCACGCTGCTCGGCTACCCGTTCATCTCGACGAACAACGTCCCGTCGACGGGCTACCCGAGCACGAACGACTCGGTGATCTTCTTCGGCAACTTCGACGACGCGATCATCGCGGAGTCGAGCGACCTCCAGCTGGACTCGTCCACCGAGGCATCGTTCTGGAACGGCTCGTCGCTGACGTCGGCTTTCGCCAACGACTTGACGGTGCTGCGCGGCATCGCGCGGCACGACTTCATCGTACGGCGCGAGGAGTCCTTCGCGGCTC